ATTTTCCAAGCCAAATCAGCGGACCTGTTGCTGCGTTGGCGTTATGGAAGACAGCGAGTCCGCCCTCTGCTCCCGCTTCTTCCAGTTGAATATTGGGGACGAGACTGTTTCTGTAATTGCTACGCGCACTAGATGTGCCCACTAAGAGCCTGCCAGAGCTGTCGATGCGGGCGCGTTCGCTAAATGTTTGGGTAGTATTATCAAAGCCACCAAATGCAATTGCGTGTGCTGGGGCGCCACCAAATGCAACAACGCTATTGCTTGGTGTAGCAAGTCTCCATGTCGCGTTTGTGTTGTCGGATCCAAGTATCTGTACTTGGCCTGTGCTTGATGTAGCCCGCACTTCAAGCGGGAATCCAGGCCCGGATGTTCCAATACCAACCCTTCCACTCGCATCAACAAACAATCTGCCAGACCCACTAGTGCTGATGGCTACGCTGTTTGCACTGGGGCTGTATAGCCCCGTATCCGTGTCTCCCGTAAACGCTATACTCGGGGCTGATGCACTACCACCCGGAAAACTTAACACACTAGCCGATTGTATATCTCCAGTCTCTGTGATCAAAAGTCTCTGAACACCGTTAGTCGTAATCGCTACTTGACCAAGTGCTGGGAAAAAGATGCCGGTATCGCTATCTCCTCCACTATAGACAGGGTTTGTCCCAGTACCATTAACTCCGCTAATACCTGTGCTGCCGTTTATTTGAATAGCCATAGTAGTTACCTCAAACGATTACCCAACTTTGTCCGCTAGGTATTGTTACCATAGCGTTTGAGTTAATAGTAACTGGTCCAGCAGTCATAGCATTTTTTCCTGAAGTAAGTGTGTAGCTTGTAGTGATAACTTGACCGTTTTCATAGAAAACTTGGTCTGTGCTTCCTCCTGTTGCGGCAACGGGCAGTCCCCAGGACATAACCCCGCTTCCATTACTTTTTAGGACATATCCCGGCACGGTTGCGTCAGTTGTCGGCCATGTCCAGGAATAAGCGTTTACAGTGAAGGCGAGAGATCCTGGGCCGGGTGAATAGATACCTGTATCCGTGTCGCCATTAAATGTGATCGAAGGTGCTGAGGAAGTGCCAGTGCTTACGGTTAAAACTCCCGGTATCGTGATATTGCTTCGGTGTTCCCAGCGTGACGCGCTAGCGTTGTACTGAAGTAATTCGTTATTGGCCGTAGTACCATTCGCGTCGACATCGTGTAGATCTTGGAGACGATTACCGGTATCCAAACGAACAAACAAAATACCATTGTTGCCAACACTAACCACTGCGGCGACGGGCAATTTAAGGTTCGGTGCCAGCGGTTCGGTTTTAGTGAATCCGCCAGGTGTGGCCGGATTACACCACAAGATATCGCCTTCGACCCATTGACCGTTAACCCCTCCCTCGTTAATATTGGTATTCACTCCCTTAATCTCACCGAACGACCGGACGTATCCATCCGCTCCCGCCGCAATACTTTGAGCCGCTACGCCGAAGAACACATACCCCGGATACGTTCCATTCGCGACCATAGGCGCCACTTTCAACATTCCACTATTGCCAATAGTGCCTGAGAACATAACCGCCGCACCTTTGGCAATTGTCGAAGCGGTTCCGTTACGACACAGGGTGATGATATCTTGCCCATACGGACTTTTAACTCCGTCACGTAACCCGATTTCTAACGTGCCTTTGTCCGCATTCCAGCCAACTTCCTGTTGTGTAGTAGGTTCAGCCGTACCGATAGATATTTTAGTGTCGAATGTGGCGACGCCAGTGACGTCGAGGGTGCCAGGAACATCAACGTTACTCGTCCACTCGACCCCGGTCCCCGCTGCATCGGTCTGGAGAAGCTGTCGTGCCGATCCGTCCGCCAGTTTCGATACCGAAATTTTCGCTGCCGCGTTGATATCGATATCGACAATCGTTCCGTCAGCGATCATCGTACTGGTCACAGTACCTGTGTCACCAGTAGTTACCAGAGTCCCAGATACATTCGGTAACGTGTATACGCGGTTGTTAGTTAACGAGGTTGTTGTTATTTTACCATCGTAAGTTCCACGGTTTAATACAAAATCGACACTGTTGATTAATGTGACCAGCGTGTCCGATACTCGGAGTCGCTCAAGACTGTTTGTAGCGATAGATAACTGATTATCCGCTGACCGGTATAGACCGAGTCCTGGGTCGGACGTAAATGAATACGTGGGGGACGATTCGCTACCATCAGTTCCTTTAACCGTTCGATTTAAGTTCCAGGAATCAGTAAGTGCGGCGTATAGAACGCTTGCGTTGCTGCCAGCAACGCTGATGCCTGATCCGTCTGCTTGTAAAGAATTAGTTGCAGATTTCGCAAGAACGATGTTTTTGTCTTCGATCTCGACCGTAGTCGAGTTAATCGTAGTCGTGGTACCTTGTACGGTTAAATCGCCGAGAATAATTACTTCGCCGGTGTTATCACCTTGCGCGGCCGGATCGATAACAAATTGACTCGGACCGTAAAGGACGCCGGTCAGTGTAGTGTTAGCGAAGGTGACGCTCGAACTAGTCGATACCGGTTGGCCGATAGCAACCGTACCGTTCGTGATCGTAACACCGGTTCCGCCGGAAAAATGTGCTCGAACCTCACTCGCGCTCGGACCGGTAAACGTTAGTACGCCGGATACGTTGTCATAGGACAACGAGCCATCGCCACCGCTGTCCATCACACTGATCGATTGACGTGAGCGCGCGTTTGTGAAGTAAAGATATGACGGGTCCTCGGCTACATCCGCCGTGTCAATATTAGTGAAATTCCCTTTTACTTCATTTACCGCCGCGACAATACTAGTCTTATTCGTTGTCGACAAGGTAGATATATTGCCGACATCGGTTAAGACGCCCGACCCATCCGCTAAACTTTTACCGCCGACCCTGAGTCCGTGTCTAACGTTAAGCTGTCTGGCAGTAGGCATGACGGTAGGTAAAGGGGGTATATCACCCTTTTCGTTCTATTTCTATTTAGCTTTCAACGAGCCCTTTAGAATAGAGAAACTTGAGCGGTTCGGATTGTGACGGTTCCAGTCACCCCTACCGAACGTCGAAACTGTAACGACACCATGTCAGTGCCAGCGACATTGATAATAACAGCTTGGAAATCGCCTAGCGGATTATCTGTGCTTCCGACCGCACCGTATTCGGTGTAGAATGTATCGGTACCGTTATGAGATAAGAGCAGTTCGGTTACAGAAACGGACCCGGTGCCGGTTAAAATTTCTACTATATATTTGCCACTTCGATAGAGGGTCTTATCATACGATTCTAGTTCTACCCATCCGGATTCGCCCGAAGCGACAGTGGTTTTGAATACGCTGGTACGCAGGCCGGTACCTGTTTCGCTAACGAACCCGTACGAGCCAAATGTTATATTATCGGCCAACCGAACTTCCAACGATCCTACAGTATTGTCAACAAAAAACGAACCGGTATCTAACGCGTAGGACTGAGCGGTTCCGCTGGGGCTTCCGACAATGATCTCATTCGCTCCTAGAGCGGAATCCAGGATACCAGTGCTTTGCCACGAATCCGTCGATTCGTTATAAACTCTAAGGACCGGTGTTAATCCGGATTTGTCGATCCACAATTCACCATCAGACAGATCAGTGTAGTTAACAGGGGTAGGAGGCGATACGCCAACATGTGCCGGACCGACCTTACGGATTTTCCCTAGAGTATCCCGCAGATACACACCAACACTATTGGTATGGTAATTAACCGCTAACTCTCCATCCAATATTGAGGTTGATAGTGGGCGTTTTTCAAATACCGCGCTTCGAATATGGCGGTAGGAATCTCGTGACATGATTAGTATGTTCCCCCGTCTAGAGAGTAAAAGGGTATGCCGTCAGGTCGTACGGCATCTTCAAAGAAATCAGCAACGTAGGATTGAAGTGTACTGTATGGGACTGCATCGGTACCAAGAACGGGTGCGGCAACACCGGTAATCCGTTTACTGTTGAGATCGAGTGCGTAGTCACCATTGGATACCAGGCGACCAAGTGATAATTTGTTTTCAAAAACCACACCGCCCGAGTTGCTTACGTACCCGATCCGGTCATCGGTATTATCGCGCCATTCGGTAACAATAGGATTGACGCTTGAGCCACGAACCGTCAACGCGATGGCGTTATTGGAACCCGGGTTAATGGTATTTTGGGCTGTGGTGGTTGGTGTTCTGCGTAGCAGAGTGTTTGGATCAAGGTCGATACCAGCGATAAGAGCGTCGACCTGGGTTTTAGTATATGTACCGGCTAAAGTCGCATATGTCGCAGCGACACTAGCGTTAATGGTCGCTTGCAAACCTGCTAACGCCGTATTTAGCTGAGTGGTTGATACTTTTGAGCTTTGTAGGCCGGCTATTAATCCGGATAACGTCGCTAGCTCAGAGTCAATATACGCCCGCGTGTACGTCGTACTCGTATTCGCTTTAGAGTTTAATAGACTATTTACTTCCGCTTTAGTATACTGGTCTAACACTCCACCAAGATTTGGCGTACAGGACTTCCCGTATTGATTAGTAGCCATTCGTTCTCGGTCCTACCCCTATATCGCTTTCAACTGGCACGCAGACTAGATCGGTACCGTCGCTACCTAGATCGACAATGACACGTCCCGGTCCGCAGGATGTGGTTTTACCGCATGTGCTTAGGTTACCGTTACGGATACAATACAGGCGGGAGAAGTAGGCGGAAGGGGGTGGGCCTGGTACGATTAGGCTGGGGGTCGCTGGCATATCAGACGTGGCCACATACACACAAGTGTAGTCATCGCACCGAGTATTCCATAAAACTGTGTCTCCAGAACGATAGAAATACGTTTTCGCTATTTTCGCATCATCCCACTCATCCGAATTTGGTGTAGTTAAATCTACGTCCCATTCCGATTCAAAATCCGACCAGGCAGTTAAAAACGGCTTTGGGTTGTAAAAATCGTATTTAGATAATAACGTTGTTACGTCAGGCAATCCAACGGGCTCGGAGACCGTTACCCGACATATTTCCGACCATTGAGCCGGATCGAACGCTCCAGCGGGTACTGGTACATTAACAATCGCTTCATAGACCACAACGGTTAAACCGTCGGATTCTAAGACAATTACTTTGTCTCCTATTCTGTACGCGTATTCATCCGTGTACGCGGCTACTTGCCAGCGCTCATCACTAATCGCGTCCTCGTGGTCCCATGGAACAGGGATATTACCCCACTCTGTATACACACCGCGTTCAGGATCGTACAACGGATACAGGTTTACTAATTCCCTTGCATCACGACCGCAAGTATTAAGTCCGGCTGCAGTGCAGCCGGTATTAGCTATACTATTTGTTGTTATCCCACGCGCGTTCACCGCCGCGAGCTGATCGGCGGTTAAATTACAGCCCGTAACGAACGAACGCGCGGCCATGGGCCTTTAACTTATAGATAAGTGTAGTAGTCGCCTACGATCGTCGCTTCTAGCGTACTGGGGTTACCGCTAGTGCGGTCAACCTGGCCGAAGTTGATGCTAGACCATTGGCAGTTGAATACAATTAGTTCGCGACCGAGAGGTTGAGGATTTTCACCACAAGTAACCGGAGTCACAGTAGTCGTAAAGTACTGACAATTGTCCGTACCGTTCCAAATATCCACCAATGCTGCGTGGATCTCGGGATCGAAGGGGGTGGACAGAGTCATCTCAGCTAGGGTTTTGGGGCCCCGGAGATTATAGATACGCTGCTGGGTGGCATGCGCGTACTGTGAGGTAGCGCTGGTATCACGAACGCCGGTGAAAGAGGTGAAGTAAAGATCAGGAGTTAGGCTCGTAAATACGAGAAACTGAGACTGAGTAATTGGACGGATGTTTAGCATGACGGTGGGTGTCTCGTCTATCTACCTAGCTTTCAACACAAGAAAAAATCCGTCACATGTAGTACGGTGCGAAGTCAGCCCAGTAGCCAAGGGATTCCGGATCGATATTGACAAGTTCACGATGAACAAAACTTCGATTAAGACGATAGGCGGATGAGTAGAGTTTTACGAGATTTTCCACACTATCCGTATCAAGGTCGTCGCCACGTAGAACAATATTCTCAAAACGTGCCAGATCCATGCGAAGGGTATCATGCTGATACGGGATTTGTCTGGGTACGGATCGAATCTCATCCAGCAGACGTTTAGTTACATAGATAATATCTCCGGGCGTGGTATACTCGTCGACATTGATCTTAGAGTTTTCGGAATCGGTAGACGATACGCCTGCGGATAACCTGTCCCAGCCAACTTCATCCATTCCACCCTGATTAAACCGCTCAGCAATTTTTTTGGCGACTTTGTCTCGAGTCGTCTCATCCTTCAAGTCGCCACTCTCGTCAAATTCGCTGAAGTCGAGGTTTTCGGCGGACAGGGGTGGAGGCGAAGACGACAACAGCTTTCCAATCACGCTTTCGCCAATTACCGGTCCGTTGGATTCACCGGCATTAGCGGTTTGGGGGTTACGACTATTTCTATGTTCGCCCATACCAGCGTCCGCACCCATCCCGCCCATCATTTCTTCCATCGAGATTTTCTCAAGCGACGGAATCCTGAGTTTATCACGCACCCAGTCAAGATCGGTAACCTGGTAACCCACCGCTTGAAGCTGAGTAAGTATCTGAACCGTTTTGATCGGATCTTCGCCACGCTGCTCGATATCGCTGAAATCGCGCGAGATTCTAGGTACCGACGAGCCCGGATAATTCAACTCCACGATCCACCGAATCAGTGTCGCGTTAATGGTTTCGTCGAGCTGATCAGAAAAACTCTTAGATTTTCGAATCCGTACCGAGTCGGCAATCTGGTCACGAGCGTAACTGCCAACCCCGGTACCTTCTGCTCCTACCGTCGCTTCACCGTTAATTAGAAATGAGATCTGCTGGTCAATGTAGCTGATAAGGTTTTGGTATACGTCCGCCCTGGAGTCTGATGTCAAATAGTCAATCGACATCTCGTCTGGTACGACAATCGCCGTCTCCTGACCTAGTCGTTGCAACGCGGTAAACAATGACTTTACCTCCTCTTCAGGGGTACCGAGGCTAAACTTACCTACCGCAGTCGGAGTAGTATGCTTGTCAGCGTATTGTAGCCAGAATGATAATAGCGTGCGGCGGAATTCTACCAGACTGTAAAGTTGTCGGCCTAGGCCAGTGCCATATGGGTCCGCAAGGTTATTGTACGCCCAGTGGCGATGAATAACCATTGAGCGGAGAGGGATAGGCATCCCTTCGACCGGAGATTGAATTGTAATGATTCGGGGGCTGATTGAGCCATCTTCATTTAGGATGAACTGAAACCGCCTCGGATCGCGAATCTTGATCTCGCTGGGGACAACGTAGCTTCCCTGTCTGATCCAGCAAATCTCACCCACACTCATGCCGAGAATCAACGATTCCGCCATGCCCTTAACGAATGCGTTAAACCCTGTATTCGAGCTGACTAGCATGTCCCGACCCCGACTCTGCCGAGTGTTCGTACCGAGGTGATAAAGAGTCTGACGGACAAATTCCGCCACTTCTTCGTCTTTATCCGAATCTGATGTGGGATAAACGTGCCATTCGCGCTGAATAATCTCTCCGACTAACTTTTCCCACGCCGAAATTACCGCGCTGTCGTTGAACAGTCGGGTATATTGTTCGATGGCACGGGGGCCGCCACCACCCTCCTCGATAAGAATGTCGTCACGGCGAGGAAGGATAGCACCGGTAAGGACGGTTGGGAGCCCGCCCCATGTGTACGGATCACCTTTGTATCCACCCAGTGCGCCCTGGTTAACGCCGAGCGAATATAGTCGGTCGTTATAACCGGTTTTAACAACCCTTTTCGTCTCGGCGGACATCAAACTAACTACTTCTCTATTTCGCTTTCAACGGTTTTTTCGTCTGCCGAGCGGTAGACCACATCGAGATTGAGGATAGATTGATAAAGATCTTCACGGCTCATCTCGCCTCTTTCGTACATGTCAATTGTTTCCTCCGCTCCATCGACGTATACGCCATACGTGGTGTCGGTCAGGACGTTAATCCCACGCTGTCTTTCCAAGCTTTTTGCGCTATCCGCATCCTGGTTTCCATTTTTCTTAGTTCGTCTTGCCATAATTTTAGGTAGTTGGGTAGATGTTGGAGATACCGCTGATCCCAGCCTTGAATATGAGAAAGTTCGGAGGGCGGATAGCGGTTGAATGTCGATCGGAGAAAATGTATAGCGGTTTTGACAAACTCGCGACTATTGGCCTCGTAGATTTTATCAAACTGCTCCGAGTCGATAAACGGGTATGCTTTGTGGAATTCGGCGAACAGCGGAGAGCTTGAAAAACTGTTGGACAATTTTTCCTGCGCCTCTGTCTGTATTGCATCGAGTTGCTCGGTAACAATACGGGCATCAATGGTACCGAGGGCGGCGGATACTAGCTCAAACGCCTTATGTACTTTTATTTTACCATACTTTTCGACCGCTTTGTCCAAGTCGTCGCGAAGATTATACGCGACTTTCGTGTCTTTGGCCTGTGTCCATCGACCCATTCGTTGCCCACACCAGGATATTGTGATAGGAAGAGCGAGAAGAGGTAGGGGCAGGTTTTCCGGATTCTCTAGTTCTTTCGCCCTTATCAACGCGCCTGAGTTTACTTTCGTCTTAGCGATGAGGCCAATGTGGCTATCGTCACACTGGCCGCAAGACGTTTCAGCGTTAAACAAACGGTCCGCAGCATCACTGGTCGTCGCTTTCCCTTGATGCCCGCTCACCCCCATCATCGCCATTTCCTTCTCGTGCCGGTGCTTCTCCTTTACCGTCCACTTTTCGTGCTCTAGGACCTCGCGAACTACGTCCGGGTCGAGGTTTAGCCGGCTCAGGGCTAGCAGGTTGTCTAGCAGGTTCTGGTCCATCACTATACTGTAGCAGGTCTTGGCGGATCGTGGCAACAATATCCCGGTGAGACCAGGAATGGGTTAGACGGGTAGTGGAAGATGCAGGGACTCTCCCCCGATCGGATCCAGCCACCAGCAGCGTGTTCAGCTCCCGTTCAATGCTAGCGCCCGGCTCATCATACAGAATGATACGGGTAGTGGTGGGGTCAGTAGACTCTAAGGCAAAATGAAGATGGGCTAGAGTGACATGGTCGTAGCCGCATACGACAACTGTGCGATAGCAGGAGAAGTCAACGATTTTATTCGTATTCAACTCGACGCAGTCGACTTTAACATTGTCGATATCGGTGAGAATCCTGGTTAAGTGATTGATCATCCTGCTGAGATCCTTCTCAGATTCAGATCGTGGTGTGTATACTATGGCAATAGGTAACATGACAGCAAATTGGTACAACCCTTTCTCATACCCTTTCACCGGAATTTCCGGTTGAAAGCAAGGTAGGAAGATTTTTGTATTGTAGCACGTGAGCGCGATAACCGAGCTAGTTAGGGAACGTGTAGGCGGCATTGTAACTCGCGGACTCGATGAGTATGGAAAATTTGGAGTCGAGAGTGAGAAAAATGCGTTCTATCGGGTAGCAGTAGACCTCTTGCTTGCGATCACTGATCGTATTGACAACGGTGAAATTGTGACAATTTCTCCACTCCGAGACTTTATGATTAACGGAGTTTTTGCGGTTGGATTTGATTCCAGTAGGGTGATTGAGATTTTTGAGTCGATTACACGAAGTCTTTATGCAGAAATTGAAAGCGAGGCTATTGTAGATCCGGATACAGTAAGGATTTACCAGAAATACGAAAAACTGCTGCGTGAAGTAGTTGGAGATTACCGAGCTTTACTGCAGAAGAGTATTACTGAGTATCTGGGGGAAATTGATGAGTATGGAATAGCGAAAACGGAAGTATTATTGCCAGTAACACGATCGAGACTGTTAAAGAGTAATCGTGTTGTTCGCGATTCTCTAATCGTTTCACGAAGACGAATAAGAAAAAAGTTTAAAGACATATTTGACTCAAAAGTCCTTCAGTACGCTAATACTATTTCCAAAGCTTCGCGTGATATCAATGCGATAACGTCGGACTCTAAAACTCCTAATCCTATAGATCCAGTCGATCGCGACTTGCTTGTTGCGACGTTTGCGGGTGAGGGTAAAAAGATATATGAAGATATTGAACGTCTGTTTAACTTCTCAGTTGAAATGGCTGGGTATCAAGGATCACTGGTTGGGGCTGTAGAGTACCAGGCCTTGTACTACGAGTATTTAATGGCAATGTCGTATGGTAAGGTGTTACCGCAAGGGGTGTTGACGGGAGACTTTGGGAACTTTGAAGAAATATATAACACCCGAGCTACGGAAAGCAATATCCCAGGTCTAAAATTTTTAGAAACTTTATATACAACACGATCGGCAAATCAGACAGTAGGAATTAGTGTCCCAGTTGCGAAAAAATACACAAGAGTTGGTGTTACTGATAGATACTCGGCACCGAAACAGTCCGACAATGCACTCGATAACGTTTCTTTGGCCCTAGAGTCTGTATATATCCTGTGCTTAAAGATTGGTGATACTATTCAATCTTTACTTAACAATAAACCTAAAGGGATTGGAGATACGGCTACTCACCTATCCGTACTCTCTCGCGTATTTCCGCAGTCATCCGACTTGAGGCTTCGAAATACAGGAATTACCGGAGCGATTAGTTCATTGCTGTCAGCACACCGCACGCTATATCTATTATTAGGGTACGAGCTAGACCTGCAAGATTTTAACGATCGTTTCAACGATTTAGCTAATCTCTTGTCTGGATTAGTTAGGACTATAAGAGTAATTGGGTTTAAGCCTGGGGGTCATGTTCCGTCATTAGAGTTAACATACCACGAGCCTAATAAAGAAAAAATAAAGAAACGGCTTATCTCCTTAGGATTTAGCCGCGCTGAGGCAGAAGGTATAATCAATGTTCAATCCTTTTCTGAATTACTTAGTCGTTTTGCCCCTATTTCTGATTCACAAGATGTTATTTCATTTTTCCGAGCCTATGATCTTACCAAATTAATCTACGAATTCGGAGGTCAAGAGGCAATTGATCAGTTTACTGATTTCTTGTACGGACGTGATTCAGATAAATCCGTGCTGAGACTATTAGATTTTCTTGAAAGAAGCAGGTCTTTAGCATCAAAAGTTAAAAGCAGCGAGTATTCAAAACTAATTGGATACTTGGTCACAATTACATATGCGATAAATCCAGAGCAACTTGCCGCGCTAGATTCGATATTAAAACGCAACAACCTTGACTTATTCGAATCGATAACATATCTTGTTGAGCAAAACATACCGTCGGTAATACGTGACCGGGCTAATATCTCGCTATTGTCTGGAATGGTCGCGCAGATGGTAACTCTAGACAACAGCGGTTATGATGCGCAAAAACCACTATGGAATAATTTAATAGAAAACTCAGCGGGAAACGTTGGCAGAGGAGTCAACGGTCTTTACGAACGCGCCGAAGGTATTACTCCTACCGAACTTTATTCGGCCTTAACTAAACCAAGTGGGACATCGCCCCTCGGGCAAATACTGGATGGTGTAAGGGGAGGAAGATTAACATCTTTATTGCGGTATTGCAATATTTTCGGGTTGCTGTACAGCCTGTCCCCCCACCGAAATTCCGGGCAGCTTGTCAATCAATCAGCAGATAATTACGTTGTAATTCTCGAGCTTCTTGATACAATGGAGATGCTGACTGAACGTCTTGAACTAGCCAGGTTAATTTTTGATGATAACGCCACGGGAGACAATACAGCAAAAACCTCTTACGTCGAGCCAATCGTTCAAGTGCAGAACAAAGAACTAATGGCTATGGTGGATTTGGTGTCTACACTAGGAACTGAAGATACGATTGTGCCAGACTCATACGCTATTGTCGAATCGCCGGGTGTAGGCAATTCACGAGTTCCTAATGGTATCAGAGTTACTAACTCTCTTACTCCAGAAGAAGCAGTAATTATTTCGGTACGTGGTAGTAGTATCGGTGCGTTTACGGCCGCTGCGAATGCGGTTGAATCGGGAGCGTATATTCGTATTGCGGTTTCTAATCTCTTAGCAAACGGGATATTGGTAGAAAACGGTGTTTCGGTAAATATTGAAGAGTCTCAATCTTCTAGTTTCGAGTCTCCAGTAAAAGATTACTCTGTAACGTATGAGCCACGAACGAATGCGTCTCAATCTACACCCTCTTCCTTTGATCCGCTATCATCTTGCATTCGGTTTGGCAATGCTAACTGCGTAGATCAAGGATATCCGGAAACATCCGAACTTTGTTCTACAGGATACAATAAATCGTTATACCCGGAAACCGGATATGACTCATTACCTGGTTTTGTTGATGGCGTTCTAATCGATCGTCCGCTAGGGTCAAAAATATCTGAAAATATCGCGTATCAAACAGTACCGCAGACTCACCCGCAACACTCGTTCTCAGCTAATGGGTTAAGTGAGATTTCACGTTCGTCGGTATTAAAGGATACGCCAATGTCGTGTGCAAGCCTTAAGGACCCCTATGAATACGGGGCATGTATGTCAATGCTGAAATGCAAAAAGTTCCGACCACCGTATGAGGGTAAGTACTCATTTCCATTCTGCCCTAGCACCTTACACGGTGGGAGGCTAAGGAAATGACTCTTGAGTCGTACTGTAAATACACAGAGAACGCTCCGGTATTGGAGTTCGGCAACGGCCCGGAGTATTTTAACGGAACGAGGGACGGAGGGATCTATCGATCAAGAATTGAGAAGCAACTAACCGACTCGTTACGGATTGTTGTTGAATACAAGAATGGCGTTCCGCATCCGATCGATACGTTTAAACTCACCAACCAGTCCGTGACTACGTGGGACGATTACTGGGTGGACACCAAAGATGGGCTTATAGTTGATCCAAAAATTCATCACATAAATTTGCAGAGAAATAGTCTTGTATATGTAAATATAAACACTCCGAGACTAGAGTTACGGACTTTAAATTTAGAAGGAAATAGGGAGCTAGTGCATTTGTATATACATGAGGCACCACTCCTTGAACGATTAAATATTACTGGCTGTACTAGTCTTAAGTACATATCACTCGGGATTAACCGCTCGGTTAGGGAGTTAATAGCCAAGGATTGTAGCATGAGTGGAGATACGCTTGAACAGTTGTTGCGGGACTTCACCCCTACCGTGTGTGCTAGTGCAAATACTGGCGGGATAGGAATGTTTCGTAAACAACATAGCACGGTGTTGGATCTTCGTGGTAACATCATCGACTGGTCGAATCCGCGTATCGCTAGTAAGATACGGTTGTTACTTACCAACAATTGGGTAGTGAAGTGGGATAATAATCCGCCAAGCAACATAGTGTCCCCTTCCCTCTACGGTTTTTACGTTGAAAGCGAGATAGAGATGTAATGTAAACTCTGTGGCCGATCTACGAACCAGATATATTGAAGACTATGCAGGCGGGTTGCTGAATATAGCGCGGCAAGAGCTTTCAAGCACTGGTGAAGTGCTGGCTCAGGATGGGTTTGTTGACGGGTTGGCGTTATTTGTAGAGGACGGAAGAGGAGTAAAAAGCGGTTTACGCCTTGGTAGCGCTATAGCTGAGTGTATCGACCCGATAACTGACACAGGGATCTTAAATGTTCGGACGGCGGATAGAACTTACGCAAAAGTACGCGACTTAAAGGCATTCGCTACCGCTGTTGCATCAGCGCAAGGGGCATTGACCGAGTCAGTGACCGAATCATTCACGAATTTCGAAGGAGCGTTTGAGTCGTTAGAAGCGGACGTCCAGACGTACCGAACACAGGTCAGTGAGGCTATCGACTCAACCGATCTAGCGGTCTCGAATTTATCCGGCAGGGTGAGTGCTGTCGAATCAGGGTTGTCAACGGTAAATACCACATTGACCACGCTATCAGAACAGGTATTTGCAGTTGAAACCAGCGGCATCACTGATGGTGAGAGGGGCGATATATCGATCCTGGAAAAAGGAACAGTATTCCAAATCAATGCGAACACAATTGGTCCAAACGAGCTTATTGATACAACTGTAACGGCGGGAGAATACACGAATCCGATAATTGAAGTTGATGATCAGGGTCGTATTATTGCCGCTAGCAATAGTGGAATAGTTGGAGTCACTAACGGAGATAAGGGAGATATAACTGTCTCTGGATCTGGCGCAACCTGGTCTATAAATAATAATTCAATTGGACCTGATCAACTGGAGAATACTTCTGTAGTTCCTGGTTCTTATGTTAATGCTAATGTTACTGTAGACGCCCAGGGACGAATTACGTCTGCTAGTAATGGAGGGGGATTAACAGCTTCTCGAACTTTATCAAATGCAACTACTGCAAGCATCGCCAATGGAGATGCTGCAAACTTAACAATACCAGGATCAAAAAGTTACATTCTACTAAAAATTTCTACTTCTGCTGCTGCTTGGGTCACCCTATATACTGATGTAGCTAACCGAACAGCAGATGCAGGTAGGGTAGAGGGGGCTAATCCTTCTCCTGGTTCCGGTGTTATTGCAGAAGTAACAACAACTGCTCTCTCTCTGTCAAAAATTATTTCCCCAGGATTAGTAGGTTGGAACAATCAAACTTCTCCTGCGTCAGAAATTTATGCGAAAGTTGTAAATAAGAGCGGCGGCAATGCGGCGATTACAGTCACGTTAACCTATATTCCACTAGAGAGCTGACAATATATCAGCAAGGGTTTGTTCGCTGAGACGAATAACTAATGCCGGTCCGACTTTGCGAAGAACGTAAAACAGTATTCCTTGTCCACGTTCTATGTCGTCAGTGAACACGCTGCGAAACGTTTTATCGTGAATATCTTCACCGCCTAACATGTCATATACTGTATCCGGATCAAAAATCCACATACATGATGAGCGATCAGCGGTTGCCACATATAACGCAAAGGGTGTGTGATGCTCGATGATGTATTCAAGGCATTCAACGACACCGTCTCGGTCCCCAGACTGCATGAGGGACTTTACCAGGATGTCTTTTTCCGCCTCAGTATTAAACATGGGTTTAAATTTTTACAGATCGAGATCGTCCACTTAGGCCTAGATGATTGGCGATGTCCCGTGTCATCCGATCAGCAAGTTTACGATCAGCGGGGCTAAGATCCGATATGGTATCAGTTTTATCTAATTCTTCTGCAACTACTACAGCCTCCGGTTCGAGGCTTAGGGACGAATTCTCCAGGGTATGGGTACTCTTGCAATCCGCCGTTATCTCTTGATGCTCCAGGTTGTCCGGCTTGCTGTCTTCTCGCCCACTCTCTCCATGCGGCGATTTGGGATTTACTGAACGAGTTGCCATTGGACATCGGTGGAGTTGTAGTCTTATCCTACTACGCTTTCAACCAAATAACGGCTAAGCAACAAAAATTCGACAGAAAATACTAATCGAGACTTGAGTTAAACGACTAAAGAGTCTCTTCTGCTCCGGATTTTCTATAAATTGGATAAATACCTTCAGAATCTTCTATGGCTACGCACCCCTCAGGTGGTTGCCAATTCGATTCACCATCCCAAACGATCCGGTTAATGCAGACTTTCTCCGCATTAAGTATAGCATAAACTTTCATGGCCAACTCCAGACACGGACGACTCCGGCAGCTCCGTCGCCTCCAGCGCCAGAGTTACCTGTTGTTCCGCCGCCGCCACCGCCGCCGCCACCGCCAGGGAAGGCTCCATTGCCTCCAGTGCCACCATTAGTTGACGAGTTAGATCCGCCTCCACCGCCGCCGCCATCTCCAATTGTCGTCCCATTACCCCCATTGCTAGCGCTACTTCCCGATGCTCCGCCACCACCTGTACTACTTGCACCAATAGCTGCATTCTTTAATTCACTAAAACCTTCTCCTCCAACTGCGCCACTGTTTGGTGTATTTCCAGTTGTAACACCACCGCCTCCTGCACCACCCCCTGGTCCTAAAGCTGCGCGAGAACCTGATGTGCCTACACCACCTGTACCAGAAGAATTACTACCTGCTCCTGCATATAAACCATTAATACTATTTCCCCAGTAAGAAACAGACGCTCCTGTTGCTCCAGCGGATGTTCCTCCTGTACCTCCACTTGTAGCTGGACTAACAACTAAAGAACCAAAAGACGATGAGCCTCCATCTCCACCTGAAGTACCGTCACTATTAACTGTTCGTGCAGCCCCGCCAATGCCGCCTGATCCAACTGTAACAGTTACCGTATCACCAACTAAAGTAGCTGGAATCCACCGAGCAACAAATTTTCCTCCTGCGCCACCTGCGCCACCATTTCTTGCAAGAGTTGTTGAAGTATTTCGGCGACCACTACCACCGCCACCGCCCCCGCTGACACACTCTACGTAGATAAATTTTGTTCCGTTAGGTTTTGTCCATGTGCCGCTACTAAGGAATTCCTGGTAGTCAGCAGAACCTTGAACACCAGATAGACTTGGAACAGTATAGAATGACATAGCAATTACACGTATTCGGTTACTTGTGCGGTTCCGTTAGCAGAAACCCATATACCATATATAGCATTTCCCACAATCAATTGTTGGTCAAGTAGCAAAAAACTACCAGGCTGCATAACAATAAATGCGTTAGAAGTTGTGGCCGGAGAATTAAAACTAAGTCGTAAGATTTGAGTGCTATCATTAGCAATACTAATTCCGCGTCTATTGGCATTGGCGCTAATAATTGTAACGCTACTGCTGCTGCTAGCCACGCTGGTTGTAGTGGGCGTGCGAGATACAACTGTCCCCTGAGCCGGATCAACAATACTCCCCGAACTATCTGCTAACTGAATGACCTGAAATGTCTTACCACCGGCAATATTGATCGCCTCGTCGTTTACTTGCCTAGGGTTATCATAATAAGCCATTACGGATGATGCTCTACTATCTATCTAGCTTTCAACTGTTCCTTCACAACCTGGAATGTTCCGACCGTCTGTATCCTTCTCAAGCAAGTTGCTGCTGACTGGGCTCTGAACTACATATTCCGTCGTTTCTGTCCATTGCTGCCAACCCCATACATCTTCATTACATGTGCCATGGGGAATTTGTGCCTGAGAATCCGCCCCTCCCGCACGTACATTTCTTTCTGGCCCCGGATTCACCCTGTTGCTTCGCAACAAATACTCCGATTGCCGCATCATTTGTCGAGTCAACGCGCTAGCCTGAGTCTCCCGACTGCGGTAGTCAGAATTTTCCCGTTCATCCTCCCAGTGCCGGTACGGATTTGATTGTACGGCCATACGGATTACGTTTGCTCTTCTATCCCGCTTTCAACTTTTGACAGTTGAGCGAAAAATCGGTGAATAGGACTATATGCTCACCTCAGACTATTATGGCATTATCGTCTAAATCGCTACGGGAACTTGAAGTTACCGCTGCCGACGCTTCATCGGATTTTGACTTTGGCGATCCGGAAGTCATCGCGGTTGAAGTAGCACCTGGCAAGTTCCTGTCACTTCAAGAACCCAGCGCGGAAGATTTGATTGAGATCACAAAAATTTCTGCAGACAAATCGTTGGACGAAGTTCAAGCGACCCTAAAAACCATCTGCATTCTGCATAGTCCGGACCCAGGCGGACGCAAACTCACTCTTAAAGATGCGAAACGCCTCCGCGCGAAACAGATCAAGTTACTCGGTAACGCGATTAACGAATTGCTGGGCGGGGGTGACGATGATGAAGACATGAAAAGCGAAGAGGACGGTTGAGCTAGAGACGGTACGGAACCCTAACTACACCGTATCGTGTATAGATTCACGCGAACGAGTCGTTTCGTTTAGAGATATTCGTGGCAGCGACCTTGAGTACCTAGAATCAAAACTAGGGGGTGATGATGCGACAATTACCAGCACGGATGCTATAGGAATTTTATCCTATCTATCTACCAGTGCCAATTTAAACTTCAACCGGTTTACGCCTGCCACTATCCGAGCACTCTATCAGTCCATTAGCGAAAACATCCTTTGCTCGTATATGACGAAAGAAACTTGGCTCAGACAATGTTACGCTATCCAAAACGGATCGTTTCAAAACATCGATGCGATGGAGTCCGTGCCACTATCTAAATTTGTTGCTATGTGTCACATCCACAAAGAAGCTATGGACCAGATGAACAACTTAAATAACAATGAAAACACCCAAACCTCTGCCAGTTCGATTTAGCGAAGAGCTAGAGACAAAGGAACTCGTACAGTTCATGTTAATTCTGTACGAGATCTCCAAAGCACGTGACTTTATGGAATTGAGTCGGTTTGTTAAACTAGTCGCAGAAGTTATTGGGCCAGCAGATTTTAATCTGCTGCTTCGCAGCACAGTAAAGCTAATGGGATCGCATCGGTGCGGAAGAGATATGTGCTCGGACTGGTTAATGACTCAGCTATATGAACTGTATCAGGCGTTTGGTAGTGAGCAAATTGAAACTTTGTGACCGTTGAAAGCTATGTGATAGGACTGTCTCACAGGAGAGTTAGCTTTGGCAACTTCGATCACAGTGAACGCCGCAGCACTGAATCGACCCGGCGTGTTTGTCGCCCAGTCGGTTACGGGCGGCCTGCCACAGCCCATCGCCAGCCATGCTGTAGGCTATTTGTTCGGTACGACTCCGGCCGATGAATATTACGGCACCGGCAGCGAGGGTATTTATTCAGAATTTCTTCCATACACCCCGACTCAAGTAGCCTCAGTAGAGGACTACCTGCTAAAGGTTGGTGGTACGTTGCCCACTGGTAGTGTCGGCGCACTGACCACCTACGATGCGGTAAAAGGGTTTTTCGATAACGTTGGTGTTAACGGAATTCTCTACTTTACCCGTGTAACCCCAACCCCTGAAACGGTAATTAATCTCAGCGCTAGCAGTGCTGGAGCCGGTTATAACGCTTTCGCGATTAAGGTTAACGGTCGGTATTTTGGTACTCCGATCAATGTTCTCGATCCGGATGGTGACGAGATTCGGGTCATTACGACTACCGGTATCGATGCGATTGATAACGCACGCGACCTGTTTGTATATCTATCCGGGGCTAATTCTGACGGTTTCTCTGATTTCTATAAAGTCGAGCAAACTGCGACCGAAGCGACTCAAGGTAAGTTCAGAGTATTTGCGCGTGACAACACCAATCTGCCCGAAATCGATCGGTTTGTTGCCTATAGCTTCACCGATACTGGTTACGCTAGCCCGTTAAATTTAGATACCGAAGCCGTAGTTAAACTATACACCTCGGTAAAGGAGATTAACTTCCGCTGCAATAGTAGGGAGATCGCAACTGGTCAGGGCATCCTGTATATCGAAGGTTCTTTGCTAAGCTTGTTTATCGCTGCGGCGAATACGGCGACCCCTGGTACCTACGATCCAGCAACCGAGCAATCTGATATCCTAAAAGATTATCTCGCTAGCAAGAGTATTACTGTTGTCGACGATAAGATCGTTGCAGTAAGCAAAGACTTTAGCTCTGGCGTAGCTTCAGGCAATAAATGGACCGATGCCAGTGCAGCATACTGGCGCTACGACCTAGGAACTACTACGTTCGCGAAGCTAGTCTCTGGTTCTGACGCTATTGTTCCTACCGGCACAGTTTCCGTAAGTGGTGGCGTAGCTACCCGAACCGGCTACCTTCCTGACTCCGTCCAGGTATTTTATGTTTCTGTTGCTGGTGAAAACCGTGCGATTATTGTTAACGGTGCGACACCAGACGAACTTGCCACTGCGCTTCGTGACGAACTTATTAGTATTCTGAACGAAAAAGAACTTGATCAGTACTACACCGTAGAAGCGGTAACAACCGGGTCTAACTACAGCGGTACAAACTACGCACCGAATAACGGCCATAAGGTTATTAACAACCTCGTATCTTCCCACGGCGCGCCGTATATTCGTCCGGACCTAGAGGATATCGCACTTACCGGCACTGTCGCAATTAGCTCTGGTACAGTAACAGGCACAAACACCCTGTTTACTCAAGAACTTGGTGCGGGAGATGTGATCGTTGTTAACGGTACTCGGTTCACGGTAACTGCGGTTACCACTAATACCGCCGCTACTGTTACCCCCAATAACGTTACGGTGACTGCTGGTGCGACTGCGAGACTAGACAAATCTTACGCGAACGGTTTTGAATCTTTCGATTATGTTCTTAAGATTCGGATCACTGCGAAAAACGGTCTGGTAAGCCCAGTTCTTCCTGGTACAAATCGTCAGGGTCTTACCGACAGCAATGTTGTCAAGCTAACCTCAATTCAGGAGAATGTTGGCTATGAGACCTACAAACTCACCTCCGCTGCTAAAGCCCAAGATTTCGTTTACGCGATTGAAAAGGGTATGAGCGACGAGTATTACGCCCCTGGCTTCCTAATGGCACCAGAAGCGTATGCGACGCTCAAGTATAGCGCTGATTCCGATCTCGCCTCCCGCAGCGAAGCGATTGGTGAAAGACTTAAAGTGACTCAGACTCTTGTCGCTGCGGCTGAAGGCCGGTTTGGCGTCACTGAAGGTATCAGCAACACCCAGCACGTTGCCCTAATCGATTGTGGTGGTGATGTAGACAACCTGTCTCAAGCACAAGACGAACTCGACACCATCAAACGAACTGTTGGCTCGTTCTACGGTCACGCAGCGTTCTACGCTCCGTACCTCAAAAACCTCAACGACCGCTTTGTTCCCGCTAGCCCGTTTGTGGCCGGTGCGGCCTGTAGCCGATTCATTAATGAGGGCTTCCAGCAACCTCCAGCCGGCGCAAGGTATCCGCTACGTGGTGTGGTCGATCTGAAGTTCAAGATCACCGCACAACAGCAAGAGGTAACTTACGCTCTCGGACTCAACCCGATCCGGTCTCTGCCTAACCGTGGAATCGTTGTATGGGGTGCACGTACCCTGTCCAGCAGCCCGCTATTCCGGTTTGTCAATACTCGCGTCATTCTTAACGTCCTTATCGACGTCATGAACCGCAGCTTCGACGATATTCTCTTCGAGTCTATCGATTCTGCCGGTACTGTGTATAGTCGAGTTAAGTCAGTTGCGAACCAGGTGCTGAACCAGTTCTTCCTGCAAGGTGCGTTGTTTGGTGGTAGACCAGAACAGGCATATCTGGTTATCTGTGGTAACAGTAACAATAGCGCTGCACTACTCGAGCAGGGTACTGTCCGTATGGATGCGTATGTGGCTACTTCACCCACCCTTGAGCGTCTTGCGATTACCATTGTCCGCACTCCGGTCGGTCAGGTATCCCTGCTGAGCGATAGCTTTAGCAGAAATGAAGAACGGTTTACCGCTCTTCTCGATGCTACTAATCTTAACGTTTGACGTTGAAAGATAGATATGGCAAGAAGACTTCGTGCAGAAATTAAGCCCGGACCTACCACGGATCCGGTTCTTAACGCCGATACTCCCCTGACCGAACAACAACCGAAACGTACGGTTTATATCGAACTGTTTCGTTCCGGCCCTCAGATTAGTTCTAGTGGCCAAAAAATGGTGTTTGCGGATGAGGACTTGGATCAAGTGGTTAGTGGATACAATCCTACTACCCACGAGGCCCCTCTTATCATCGGTCATGATCAGGATGACGGTACACCTGCTCTTGGGTGGGTGCGCGAAGTTTGGCGCAAAGGTAAATCGCTCTGGGGTAAGGTTGAGCTTACCCCAAGAGCTGAGCGCCTTATCCGTGACGGCGTATTTAAGAAGGTAAGTAGCTCGTTTTATTTGCCTGATGCCGATACGAATCCGACCCCCGGCCAGTTAGCCCTGCGCCATCTTGGCCTGGTGTCGATCCCTGCGGTAAAAGGTCTCACCGCCTTTGCCGAAAATCACCCCGAAGGCTCGATCACAATTACTCCAAGGGAGTCTTCTATTTCATTTGAGGAAACTTTACCCACTATGGCTAAAAGAAAAACTGAAGCCCCCGTTCAAGAGACAAAAATTGTCGATCATGCTGACGGCCGGGGCATGACCATTAATGTAAATATTAATGGTATGAAAGCAACAGACGAAGAAGGTGAAATGCTCCAGGAAACTGGTGCTGCCGCTCCATACGACATGGAGTACGCAGACGATATGGACATGGATCCGAACCGTGATATGGCCACCCCAAGACCCATGGTCGATGAAGGCATGGGAGGTATGAGTGCAACCACGTCAATGGTTGAAGGTCCGGACGGTAAGGAAATGGGCGATGAGGATGGCGGCGACGCTGCACCCGTTGGCCCTGATGGTGCTGGTCCGGATGGTACAGAAGGTGAAACCGGTGGTGGTGGCGATGATATGGGCTCTGATGCCGATGTCGAAGACGTTTCTGGTTCTGATGACGAGAAAGTCGCCGCCGACCTTGCTTCCTC